TCCAGCGTTAAGTATGTCATATATAAATATAAAAATATAAAAAATTACTTTAATTTTGCGTCTTTAAGTTCTTCTTTATATTCATTTTTAATTGTTTCAGCTTCGTTAATTAATTGATAGTCTTTTTGAGAAAACTTCTTCATATTCTGTTTCAAACCATCAAAATGTGCAAGTGCTAAACTTGGATTATACTGTTTTTTCTTATCATGTGAACCTAAAGGATCTCTTCCTCTTGCTCCACTATCTTTTCCGTATTTACCACCCTCTTTTGGACGACCTGCTCCTTCAAATCCACCTGGAGGTGAACCACCCTCATCATCTAACTCATGTCCTGTCCTACCTGCTTGGTTATCTGATGGTGTTCCTTGTGCCTCTCCACTCTTTGCAGGGTCGTTACCCTCACTCTCTATCTGTTGTCGTCTAAACTTCTGTTTATAATCAAATACAATCTGATTATCCATCTCTTTAATCTTATCATCGGTAAAATTAAATACGTTTCTGTAAATCCACTCTGTAGAAACAATACCATCCTGTAACATTGAAGATGCTAATTGTGTCTTGCTACTCCACAACTCAACTTTTTCAGTTTCGTATATCGTAGACGGATTTGTAAGATTCAATTCAAAATTAACTAAGTCTGCATCTTGATAACCTTGTGCATACAAGTGAACAATAGCTATTTTAGTCAACTCTGATATCGTGATTCTTTGTATTCTTTCGATAGTTCTAGCAAACCTTACGTCTTCTGCTGCAAGTGTTGCTTTACTACCAAGTGATTCTTCATATCCAAGAAATGCTTTAGGAACACGAAGTGCTGCTAAGAGTTTATTCTTTAGATAATCTATATCTTCTACTGCTTCATAAGATAAACCAGGAAGTGATTCGATTCTTGTTCCACTATCTCCACCACGAACTGGCAAGAAGAAATCTTCAGTAATATTCTGCATATTATATTTTAGATTATATTCACCAGTTGCTTGGTCGATGATAGGTGTTTTCTTCATCTTGTTTAAAATCTTTTGCATATAGTTATCAACTTCTGCAGGTGGAATGTTTCCAATGTCTATTTGGAAAACTCTCTTTTCAGGTGCTCTCATAATACGATGTATCATCATAGCATCTTCCATAAGTGATAATTGTTTCCAAGTCTTTCTTCCCTGTTCAATCATTGACTTACCATATGGAAGAAAGTTTGAATCTGAAAGTAATCTGAAGTGTGCTACCTCAAAATTTTCTAATTCTGATTGGTGTGGTTTTGCAGCACTATATGATGTGTTCTCACTTGTTCCTTGTTCTAAGACAAACTTAACATAGTGTGGATTTTCTGCATCTAATCCCTCTACTCTTGCTATGTCATATGCTGAAAGTGGTGCTACGTTTGTGATACCATACTTTTCGTTGATTTCTAAATGTAAAAAGAAATCACCATACTTACACATATTACGAACCCACGGCCACAAGTTAAACTCTATATTCAATATATCATAAAACAAGTTATGTAATATTGCTTTTATATTCTCATTTTCTGTTTGTATTTCTAAGACACTACCATATTCGGATTTCATTGTCGATTCATCAGCGTAGATATCTAGTGCTGAAGAAACGATACCATCATTATCCATTGATTCGTAATCTTTGAATAATCCTAACCTCAATGATTTCTTATGAACTGCATCTGTAGTTGCACTAGCTCCGTAACCAGAATATAATTTTGTGAATCTATCAATAAGATTGCTCTTCGCTATATGCTGAACTTTATCTGTGTCAGCTATCTTTAGTTTCTTACCACCAACATTCCTAACAATTACATTGTTTGAGAATAGTCGTTGTAATCTTCCAAATAATGATTTATCAGCCATCATTTACCTCTTTTTAATTAAGTAGCCACTCTAAGGACTCTTTTTGTTTGTTTGGGCCTCCACCATGTTCCCATACCCAAGAATCGTTTTTATTTTCTTCAGGAGAATAAACACCCTCATGTGCATTTATATTGGATAATGTTTTTCTTGATAACTCAATACCCTCTGCTCTTAATCGTAGAGCAGTTTCTCTTATCCACAATCCCATAGCAAAAGACATTACCAAGTCATCATTGTAACCTCTCATTGCTTCTGCTTTTTGTCCATTGTATATAAATACAAACAGTTCGTCAATTAATCTATGTGATTGAACCTCAACTGCTTTTTCTCTAAAAAATTCTTCTAATTTTGCTATAACCAATGGTCTCGTTTTCATCGACATTGTAAAACCAGGCACCATTTGTTTTTCTTCTCTATTGTGCCTGTTGTGAACCTGTCTCTGAGTATCAACATACTTTAAATCTTTTGATGTGTAGAATAAGTTCTGATAATCTCTGTCTATTATCTGTTGGATTGCTGCCCAACCAATATTGTTATTCTCCACAACGAGTAATGCTTCATTATACTCTTGAGCTACGTTCACTAACATATTACCATAGTCTCTTGTAGATAATCTACCTTTGTATTCTGCTACCTGTTTACAACTTTCCAAATCTATAACGTGAAAAGCAGAATAGTCTGTAGAGTCTCCTCTACTAACGTCAGCACATACTATATAATCTTTTGTATAATCTGCTGGCTCCCAAATCCACAAGTTACTATCAATACCACGTTTTTCGATAGGTTCTACACACGTGGTATTTTTCATTTCTTCTAAAATAACACCATCAATAACATTTTGTCCTGAAGTGATAAAGTCACAATCACATTCTTGAGCAGCTAACGCTGGTCCTAATAATCTGTCTTGTTCATCTCTCCACTCTTGTCCTCTCTCAGGATGAACAGTCCAATGAAGTTTTATAAAGTTAAAATCATTTAACCCATCTTCTGAGTCACTCCATGTTTTATGAAACCAATTACCAACACCATTCGGTGTAGATAATGCTATACATTGACCACCAGTTGATAATGTCTGTGATGCAGCTGCCCATATCACATCAATCTTATCAATAAACGCTGCCTCATCAAGTATCAATAAAGACAGAGCTTCAGAACGACCACTATCTTCACCACTTGATACAGCTTTTATTTGAGAACCATTTTTATAACTCAAGCTTAACTTGTTGTCTTCTACACAAGGTTGCTTTAACCAACTTGGTAGGTTTGCGTGCATCACACGAACCTTTGTTACCAAGTTTTTTGCAGTATCTTGTTTAGTTGCAATCACCAAAACGTTTTTGTCTTGATGAAACGTCATCAACCATAAAGAATATCCAGCAGTTAAGGTACTAATACCCAACTGTCGTGCTTTCAAGATTACATTAAGTTTGTTCTGTGAAAACTCTTCTAAAGTTTTCTCTTGAAAGTCATAAAGAGCGAATGGTATCTTACCCTTAATTGGGTGCTGAATAAACGAATACTTCTTTAGGAAGTAAATCGGATCAGCCGCACACCTTAAATATTCTTTCTTTATAATCTCTTTATAGTTCTTATCCATTAACTTAACTTTGGATTACGTATCAGTACGTATACTGCCTTTGCATTACAAGCCACTTCTTTTAGTGAAAAATCATACTGAACTCCCTTTGTCAAGTGTGCAAGATCTACTATTCCACCACCTGATAACTTAGCGTGTCCAGTTGTTGATGCTTCACCTACAATAAGTGCTCCTGCTCCATAATTAGAAGCTGTGAAACTACCTGTTGCATTGTTAATTACTTGCAAACTCTTGTATTTTCCAGGGTGTCCAAATCTTTGAAAATTGTCGTAATCACTTGGATGCTGATTAATAGATGAACTTGGTTGATAATTAGTTGCCATATTTCTCTCCTATCGACTACCAGCCCTTTTAAGACCAGCAGATTTTAATAATTCGTTAAATGTTACTGAAGATTTAACCCCACCTAACTGTAAAGAATCAAATTCGTTTACTTTTAAAAATTTATCTATCACAAATTCAAAAATAATCATTGCTTCTTCAAACCTTTCACTATCTTCGTCTAAATCCTCTATATCAGACAGATACACCTCTGCTAATTTTTTCATATCGTGTAAAACAGCGTGTATCTCATTACAGGTAGAGCCAGGAACAAGATAATAATCATTCTTTTTAAAGTAAAGGTTCTTCATATATATAAATAGTTATTCTATTTCTTTTAGTGTTTTTCTAATAAATTTCTCAGCCTTATCAGCCATTTCTTTTACTTGTTCTTGACTTTGTGTCCATTTTTCCTTTTCCATCTCCATATCCTTAACACCAACTTGTTCTTGAAACTCTATCTTAGTATTTCTCCACTCTTCTAAATCTACCAACAAGTCTTTAAGATATGCTTTTTGATTTCTTTTTAATTTACCGTTTTCCCACTCTTCATATTCACCTTTAATACGAAGTTGGTTTTCAAAATCAATCTGACAATCAAAACAATGATTATACAGTAACCACATCTTATTATCTAAACGTTTCTTCATTGTCTTCTTACAAGACGGACAAAACCAGGGCATCCTAGCATCTTTCATAATATCTGATAACTCAGATATCTTATCACCAGTTGTTATCTCTTTTTCACCCTCATAACCAACCATTACCCTTTTTTCAGGTGTTTTACCTGTAATTAAATCACCTAAGACTTTATTTTGTCTTTCATTATCTCTACTATAACCCATATATCACCTTAAAATTTTAATGCACCTAATATTTGATTTACTGGAGCAAATGCACCTGTAAATTTATACATTTTACCTTTATATTTAAATACTAATCCCTCTGATGGAACAATTGAACTTACTCCACCTATAGAATTAATTTTTTCTAAATTTTTCTTTAACAAATCTATCTTTTTAATATCCTT